ACACAAGCACAATACCAATCTATATTAGACGATTCTGCCATAGATTGGTCTGATACACCAAACTGGGTAACCAGTACAGCATTTAGTGCTCAGAATAGTGAAGTTGGAAATGCTGCTCAGTTGGAGTCCTTAAAGGGGGCAGCTATCATTACTTTGAATACAGCCAAAACAACAGTTAATAATTCATTTGAAGGTTATTATACAGCGTTATTAGATAATACAAATCTTTATGCAACTACAAATTATAACGATATTGAATTAATTAAAGTTTCTAAAGATGAAGAATTAACAACCCAAACATACGGAAGTTTAACAAATGTGCCAGCAGATAGATTAAACTTCGCGTTAAGTGCCACGTTTAACACAGAAACCATTGAACAGAATATTTCAGAAGTTGCCGAAAAGATTACAACATTTAATGTTGCAACAAGTACTTTCGATGATACGTTGGTATCAGGATTGTTTAGATTACGTTCATCTGTATTTTCACCAGAAGTTACTAAGTTAGATTTCTTCTTAGATGAAGGTTACTTTGGTAGTATTGATTACTACAGACAGATTAACAGTGTAAATGGTGGTCAACCAATTAGTTATTACTTACCTCAGAAATTTTCTAATAGCAGTGTTAATACAGCAATGAAAATTAACCCTTATATTTCTGGTAAGTATTCGGGTACAACACTTAGTGATGAAGGCGAACCAAACAGAAAGATAAGAGTTGTAACTGATGGTTTGATTAATCGTACATACGACTCTGGTGTAGATGGTGATACCGGAAACTTAAATCAATACAAAGCAATTGTTGGTTTGACCAGCGATGAAGTACAATTTATCTCAGATGCGACCAACCTTATAAATGGTATAACTGTAACGACGGGGACCATTAGTACAGATGAAGCATCCGGGGTAAACGATTATTACAGTGGTTTTGGAACACAATCATTGATTCCAGCAGCGTCATATAAAACCAATACTCGTGGTGCTGCTGAAAGTAGCACAACAGTTACAGTTGGTAACATACCTGGTAAGTTAGATCGAGTATTTGATAGATTAGCTAATATTGACATATTTGATATTGATATTATACCTGAAGCTGGTTTAGCTACAATTAACACCACGGTTAATAACACAACAGTTGATGCAAATAAAACAGCTAAATTCTTTGACGACAGAGATAACTTAACAGGATTACATGAGTTATCAGCTACTGGACCAAATCTTGGAGCAGAAGCATTAAGTGTTAGATCTGATTGGAATACAGTTGAAAGTAAGTTTATTACATTCGCTCAGAATACAAGAAAGGATTTCATTTATATTTCTGATCCAATTAGACAGATTTTTGTGTTAGGTGAAAATACTAAACAGATTAATATATCTGGTCAAACATTCCCACTTAACATATTGAACCCAATTAAGCAAACATATTCGATTATTAATACTAACTATGCAGCAGCTTATGCAACATGGGCTCAAGTTTATGATAACACAGTATCGGGTCAGATTTGGATACCGATGTCAGGTGTAGTAGCAGCTAAGTATGCACAAACCGATGCAAACTTTGCACCGTGGTACGCACCAGCAGGATTTACAAGAGGTCTTTTAGACACTGTAAATGATGTTGCGATTTACCCGAATCAAAAACAGCGTGATTCGTTATATGATCAGGCTAACATTAACCCGGTAGCGTTCTTTCCAAGTGAAGGCTTTGTACTTTACGGACAGAAGACATTACAAAGCAAACCAAGTGCGTTTGATAGAGTTAATGTAAGAAGATTGTTCTTATATCTCGAAAAACGTGTTAGAGAGGTTGTTAAGTACTTTGTGTTTGAACCAAATACGTTGTTTACAAGAACGAATGTTCTTAATGTTATCAATCCTATTTTGGAAGATGCTAAGAACAATGAAGGTGTTTATGATTACCTTGTTATTTGTGATGAGCGTAATAATACACCAGAAGTTATAGATGCTAACGAGTTAGTTGTTGACATTTATTTAAAACCGGTTAGAGCGGCAGAGTTCATCTTAGTTAACTTTTATGCTACAAGAACAGGTCAAGACTTTAGCGAAATTGTTGGGTAATAACCTTTACAGCTGGCGAAACTTACCGTAGTATAAACAAACCCCGATTTTTTCGGGGTTTTTCTTTGTTTGGATTAAATACTATTATGCCAGATGTACAGCAAACAATTTCTGATTTTTACAGAGTAGCAACTGAAAGAGATTTCGCAAGAGATTTTCAGTTTAGAGTGTTATCAATAGACTCAGGCGGTGCAAGTTCACAAACATTCGATGAAGATGATTTAGTATATTGTACAGCAGGGTCATTACCATCAAGAGAAATAACAAACGTGGCAGTACCTTATATGGGCCTGAATTTCAACTTACCCGGTAATGCAACATACCCTGAGAGTGGTAATTACTCATTACAATTCTATTGTGATCAAAATTCACTAATAAGACAAAAGTTCGAAGATATGTCTCGAGACATATTTGATGATGCAACAAGTACGGGTAATTATTTCACACCTCGAGCATCTGCAAGTATTAATTTAGTACAGTTAGACACTCAGTTAGATGAAGTAGCAAGTTATAAATTAGTTGGTGCTTCGGTAAGAAACGTTGGTGCTATAGAATATCAAATATCAAGTGGTACGGGGGCTCAAGTTACCTTCGGAGCAACTATGGCTTATCATTACTTTCAACGTAATTGATTTATAGTCATTTTTGGTTAATTTCTTTTGTGAAGTTTAAAACCAAACCTAAAGTAAAGGTCATTAAAAACGATCGACGTGAAAACGTAAATTTTATTCTTCATCGCGTCAACAAATACAGAGATACAGAAATAGGAAATCTAGAGATAGATATGACTCAAGAAAAATACTTCGTTGTTTCTGCTCACGTAAATGACACATATAGAGGTAATGGGTTTGGAAAAGTTCTTTATGAATATGCTATAAAAGATTTAGGTAAACTAAAAACTCATTATTACGATGCAAGTGATGAAGCTCAATGGGTATGGATGTCATTACATAAAAAATACAAATCAAGGAAAAATTTTTTCAACGGGACGCTAACAATATACAACAAACTTAAATAATAACAGTGAACAATCCTTTCTCAGAATTAATAAGAGGTCTCGGAGATAATGTAAGTGGGTTACTAACTGGTAAAAATCCTTTATCTCAACCTTCCATTACTTCTCTTTTTGGCTTTACTGTACCTGGTACGCCTTTAGTTAGTTCAAGAGACTTTTTTTTATCTCAAATGGAATCTTGGTTCACTACTATTCCAATGCGTACGCAATGGATGGTTTTAATAGAAAGCTACCCTGCTTTATTACAAACTTCTGTAATACAAAACTTAGAAAGAACAGAAGGCAATTTTAATAATTTCGATATAAGCCAGGCTGTTAGTATATTAAAATCTTATCCTTTAAACAGAGTAGTTGGTTGTATATTTGCTCAAGGAGCTGATATACCTCAATTAGAAGTTTTAGAAACAGGTAGAGATAAAATATTTAACCAACAACAAAGAGGGTTTATTCCGGGTGTTATTTCAAACGGTAGATCACCTTTTACGGACCTAACTATACAGTTTAGAGAAACAAATACAAGTTTTGTGGATTTTGTTGTAAGACCTTGGACTATGTTAGCAGAACATTTTGGTATGATAGCTAGACCACCTGGAGATGAAAGAAACGTTAGCACAACAATTAAAATATTACAGTTTACAAGAACATATCAAGAGCTATCTCAGATACCAAGAAAAATATGGACCTTTTATAATTGTATGCCAGTTTCTGTAGCTAGCTCGAACTTAACCTATGATCAAGAAGCTATGGACATAGCTAACACGACATGGTCGTTTTCAAATTATTGTGTTGAAAATAATTTATATTTACCGTTACCTGATATTATTAATAAGATTAACAAGAATGGTTTCAAAAGCTTAATACCCAAAATATCACCGTTCCAGTAGAATAACGCCATTCCAATCTTAAGTCTTTACGTGGGTATTAACGATTATAAGTTTCCTATAATGATAACAAACTCTAGGGAAGTATACTGTAAAGAATTAAAAAATATCCATTACAAAAACATACTAAAATATATACAAAATAAAGATGATGATAATCTTTGCAAATATTTTGAATTATTAATAAATGATCTTTGTGAAACTGATGAGATTTTAAACTATATAGACAAATTCTTAATATTAATAGCTATAAGAATGGTTTGTATAAACAATATATTAGAGATTGAAACCCCTTCGAAAATAAAAAACACTTTGAACATAGGTGATATGTCCAAAACAATAATAGAAAATTTTTCACCTAATACTAGAACCATCAATTGTCAAAAGGATATAAAAGTAGAGATAGGTTACCCAAACATTATTAGTAATAGAGATATTATTTTTAATAAAATTCATTCAATTGAAGTGAGTAATGAAAAGGTTATGTTTGGTAATTTATCGGAAAAAGAAAAAGACGAAATATTATCATTATTACCCGCTTCTCTTTCAAAGGATACATTCAAAGAGATAAAAAAATCAGAGATATATAAAGAAATAAAATTATTTTCATACTATTATGAAGAAGGCCAAAAAGCGGACTTTTTCTTTTCTTTTGATTCCACTAAAAACTTTCAATTGTTAAAATCTCTGTATACTGAAAATTTAAATAACATTTATTACTATGAATATATTTGTGTATCTAAACTTCATATGTCTTTAAGCGATTTTTTATTCAATATGACACCTGTAGAAACAGTCTTACAGGTAACTACCCTATCTAAGGAAATACAAGAACAAAACAAATCTAAGTCTGCCGCTACTAATAAAAATCAACCACCAACACCTGGATTAGGATCGTCAAGGTAATAAATTATAGTATGAATGAAACAGAGGTCCGGAAGATTAATGATCTGTATAAACAACTTGACGAAAAAGATCTCAAGTTACAGAGTGTGGAAAACAATTTAGTCACTGCTCAGAATACAGTTAACTTTCTTAATAGCACTGTCGAAACTTTTAATGAAAAATTCGATAAGTTAACTTTAGCAGTTGATACGTTAACTAAGAAATGTTCTGCTAAGAAGTAATAAATACTTCTATGGGTAACAACGTAATAGTTGACATACATAACGACCATACAATAAAATCATTTGACGCCGAAACAGGTGTCATTAAACGTATTAGGCAAGTTGGGGGTACAATAGTAAGCGGTCCTATTATTTCCGGAAATACGGTTGCTGTAACAGTTCAAGAACCTCAAGGCAAAAAAATAAAACTTTACAGATTACCTAGCTTACTTATATTTAGAACCACCTCTATATAACTGGATTTTACGAAAAGGTATTATAAAATTTTAATATGAATATGGTACCTAGTATATTGTTAGACAAAGAGCTACGAGTTTCAGACTTTAAACTATCATCAGAATATTTTAAAAATTTCTCTTTTCTTTTTTATGGTTTTGAACTTAAATCTGAATATGATGAACGACGATATCAAATTCATAAATCTTTAAAACCTAAAAAATTTGCACACCTAGTTAAAACAAAAGAAGGTATGGGGTTCAAATACTTTTATGGTATTATTCTACCGGGTAATAAAAAATACAATAAAATTGCCAAACAATTAGCTTTTGCTTCTCATAAAGAAGAATATACTTTAAGCTTTAAAAATTATGAACATATGATGTCTGAATTCAATATTGAAACCTCATGTAGTTATGGTAAGTATGCAGTGGGTGTTTATCCTTTTGATAATATTTCTGATATGTGCGATAAACAAATAGATCAAAATAAATTTTTTGCAAATAAAAATATCCCTATGTTTCAACGGCTTGGAGGATTAAGTTCTTATATCATTTGTAATACAGAAAATCTTATTAAATACCTATAGTATTTAATCTTTTTTGTCTTTTTTTCTTGTTTCCGTAAGGTAAATCGTTTCAAACTAGCTAACCCCCGAGGGTCGTCTTTACTTTACCCAAAAAACCCCAAAAATAATTGTAAAAACCGGTGTGAAACTACGGTTGGTAGCTTAAATTATTATCGACGAAGATGGATATTTCAACGAAGATACTCTCTGATATAACGGTGCATAACAAATATGCAAAATACATTTCAAAAAATGAAAGACGCGAAACCTGGAATGAAATTGTTTCTAGGAATAAGAAAATGCATATCAAGAAGTACCCAGATCTGAAAGATGAAATAACTAGTGTATATAAGTTAGTAACAAATAAGAAAGTATTACCTTCTATGAGATCTTTACAATTTGGTGGTGCACCTATTGATAGAAACCCATCTAAGATTTTTAATTGTGCATATTTGCCTTGTGATGATTACCGTTCTTTTGCAGAAGCAATGTTTTTATTGTTAGGTGGTACTGGTGTAGGTTACTCGGTGCAAAAACATCACGTTGATACATTACCTGAAATTAATAAACCAAATCGAGATAGAACAAGAAGATATTTGATTGGTGATTCTATTGAAGGTTGGGCTGATTCAGTAAAAGTATTAATGGAATGTTACTTTAAAGGGTTATCTAAAATTCGTTTTGACTATAGTGATATAAGACCAAAAGGAGCAATGCTTATTACATCAGGGGGTAAAGCTCCTGGTCCTCAACCACTCAGAGAATGTCTTGTAAAAGTGGAAGGTATTTTGTCACAAAAAGCTGATAACAGTAAGCTTACTTCTATAGAATGCCATGACATTATGTGTCACATGGCTGATGCAGTATTAGCGGGTGGTATAAGAAGAGCAGCTATGATTTCCCTCTTCTCCGCTGATGATGATGAAATGATTGCATGTAAGACAGATAACTGGTGGGAGAATAATGCACAAAGAGGGAGAGCTAATAACTCTGCTGTTCTTATGCGTCATAAAATTACAAAAGAGTATTTTTTAAACCTATGGGAGAGGGTTGAAGCATCTGGCTCGGGTGAACCCGGTTTTTACTTCTCAAATGATAAAGATTGGGGTACCAATCCTTGTTGCGAAATTGGATTAAGGCCTTATCAGTTTTGTAACTTAACTGAAATTAATGCAAGTAATGTAACAACCCAAGAAGATTTAGAAGAGAGAGCTAAAGCTGCTGCATTTATAGGTACGTTACAAGCTTCTTATACAGACTTTCATTATCTTCGTCCTGTATGGCAAAGAACTACTGAAAAAGACGCTCTGCTAGGTGTTAGTATGACAGGTATTGGTTCAGGTGCGGTATTAGATTTAGATCTTAAAAAAGCAGCAAATGTTGTTAAAAAAGAAAATGAAAGGGTTGCTAAAATTATCGGTATTAATAAAGCTGCTAGAACAACATGCGTAAAACCAGCTGGTACTACTTCTTTAGTTTTAGGTACTTCATCTGGTATTCATGCATGGCATGCTGATCATTATATTAGAAGAATACGTGTTGGTAAAAATGAAGCATTATATGATTATCTATATACGAATCATAAAGCTTTGGTAGAAGATGAATATTTTAGACCTCACGATACTGCAGTTATTGGTGTACCTCAAAGAGCACCAGATGGTGCAATATATAGAACAGAATCAGCACTACATTTATTAACAAGAATTAAAAAGATTACTGATGAGTGGGTATCAACAGGTCATAGAAAAGGTGCAAATAAACATAATGTTTCAGCTACCGTTTCTATTAGAGATAGTGAATGGG